GGGTCTTTGTCTTTAAAGTCTATACTATGAGAGAAATAATCAAAAGCGATAGACCTCACATCTTCATAGGCAGCATTTGTGTAGGTAGTCCTTTCCCAATAGGAATTTCTTTTGTATTCTAATCTCCAACTACCTCCAATGGAAGGGGTTTCTCTGGTTCGTTCAATGGAGACTAAACACATGGCGCAATTCGGGCCAATGTAAAACCTTGATATTTCGTTAAAGGTGAAACTGATTCCTCTGATGAAATCGCGCCTCATGTAAGCCGCTGTGGGATCCCATTCGAAATAAGGTCCATTATAGATGCAGTCACCTCCAGCTATTATAGACCTCTTCAAATTGCCATTTCTTGTTGACTGTATAAACGAATAATCCCTGTCATACGACTCATATGTGCCTGATGCACAAGGTGTTGCTATCACAATTGTGAAAAGCTGGCCATTCCATCTCTCCTTGGGCTGAGTAGGGTTAGCCAAGTTGTACGCCAAGACTTTGCTATCGTTCTCTATGATATCTTCTAAAACTCCATGGTCGGTATATACTCCTGCATAGAAACTATTAGAATCATTATCAGATAGAGCTATATGAGGTATAGCACTTTTGCACATATTGGCAAATACAACAGAAGAAGGTTCGGATCGCGTTTGAGTAATTTCCTTGTCATGCATGTAAGCTACTAAAGAAGCCATCAGGTAATTCTGAGCGAAGGTTACCCAACGCAATTTTGTGGGATTCGTAGAATCTCTCCATCCCTGAGCTTCTGGTACTCTAGCCTTAAGTTTAGCTATATCAGTTTTTGTCCACTTCAGTTGCATCCCGAAATCCACTATCTCGCCATTATGTACTTTGAAAGTCTTGTACTTAGGAATGTAAGGTACAGTGAATTCTGGAGCTACGTCAGTTTTGACCTCTTCTTCTTTCTCTTCCTCAATTGAGAGTACAACATCGTTTGGAGGGGTTGTTTTCAACAAGGGGGTTTTACATCTAGGGCAACCTTCGTTAGAAAACTCGCAAAGGGGGTAATAAGACAACTGGAATTGTGATTTATGTTCTATGGGTGTCAATCGTTCTTCCGGTATATATTCTCCCATAGTTATTAGTGACGAGACTATAGTCCTGTTGAGTCCGCGAGAAAAGAATTGGCATTTCTTACAATAATAGAATGGTAAAAACAATCCGGGTTGGGTCTTGAAAGCACAAGTCTCATCTTCAGTTGTCAACGTCATGTTGATTCCTAAAGCAAGACTCAGCTCTAGAATCCCAGCCTTGTCTCCCGTGATATCCCTTGTTCGAAGCATTTGTTCAACGCCTCGTAACCTATACTGTTGAGCATCGGG